CTCTAGATTCTACAACACCTTTTCTTTCCATACCTTGTAGTCTAGCCGCTTCACTTGCTGCAGCCTGTTGATTAGCTGCTTCTTGTTGACCAATAGAAGCTGAAGCTTGTTGTGCTGCTAATTGTCCTGATTGTGATAGCTGTTGAGCTAACGCTGCTATACCAGAACCTCCTGCGGCTCCTCTCATTGAATCCATTATATTAGCTTGACTTTGTTGAAATTGTTGTTGTTGGAATTGTGCTTGCTGTTGATTAACAGTTAGATCCTCCATTTTGTTTTCCATGTTTAAATAAGGATTGCTAGTGTCTAGGCTAGAATAGATATCTTTCATTCTATTCATTTCGAATTGCGCTTTTCTTTCTTGAGCTTCAGCTTTACGTTGAGCTTCTTTTGCTCTTTTTTTCGCAGCAATACTTCCAGCTATTTTACTTATCGCGCCTATTCCTTGCGCTACCATTCCTACTGACATAATTTAAACTGTTTTATTGTTATTAATTAGTATGTTATTTTACGCTTTACCGTATCCTCCTAAATTTGATGTTTTTGCTCTATTTGGATCTTCAATTTCCTTCTTAACATCTTTTGCAACCTCTTTTCCTTTTTTAACTTTTTTAACTTTCTTAGCTACTTTACTACCCGTCTTCAAAACTTCAGCACCTTTCTGAACTCCTTTAGAAGCTAACTTAGCACCACCAACAGCTAACCCTGCTCCAGGTACTGCCGCAGCAGCGTTTATAGCTCCTTCTTTAGCAAATCTTTTAGCAGCTTCAGTATCTCCAGTTAGTTTCGCGTGAGCAGCTCTACCTCCAGATACAGCAACATTAGCCATATCCGCTAAATTACCAAGACCGGGTACCATACCAGCAGCTGTTAATCCAGTTTGAACTCTATCTAACGCCTTACCCCAATCCCACTTCATAGGTGAAGCCCCAGTGTAAGGTTCGAATCCTTTCATTTTAAATCCTCTTTTTTTCGCCATAGTTATTAATTTACTTTATTATAGTTACATTTTTTACCGTTTATTTACTACTTTCTTCTACACCACAAGTTGCGGCGAATAGTTCAGCTTTTTCAGCTGAGTTATTTGAAAACGTTGCTTGAGCGTAATATCCTTTTAAAGAAGATTTATTATATTTATTATTTTTAGCAAATAATATAAAATCTCCATCATCACAAACCCCATTATTAGCTAGTAGTTGGTTAGCATCAGCTGGCCAATTTGCTACTTGAGTAATAGTAACAATAAAATCTGGGGTAATACCAAGTGTTGTTAAACTAGTTGTTGGATCATAAAAATCACTCAATGTACCGCTGTTAGCATTTGAATCGATAGGGTTGGTTTGAATATCAAGTACCTCCCCAATAAGTACAGGTGTAGCCTGATTACCAGCAGCGTTCGTTGTATTGGTATTACTTGTAAAAGAGGCGTCAGTATTTTGTACTCCCTGTACAACTGCTACATTTACATAAAACACAAAATCTCCAACTTGTAAAGAGTTATTTATACTTCCCGTAAAACCTAATGATAATGAAGCCATATTATATTATGTTAATGTTAATATTTTGTCTAAGTTTAATTCCATTGTAACGTCTTCTGATCCCCATTTTGCTATACCTAATCTAACTTTAATAGTTAAACTAGTACTACCCACAGCACTAATAGAAACTACTTGTATATTTACGCTAGTTCCTCCATTTTCACTAGGAATAGAGTTAGACCAATGAGATCCTTCTATATGATTACCACTATCATCATACACTGCGTTTTTATTTATATCAAACACTGGCGATGTTACTGTAGCAAAATTACTTGTCGCGTCTGTTAAGCTATAGGTGATATCATAAAATACCTCATGTCTTCTATTAGCTTTCAAACTATTTGCCGTTTTATATGCTTTACCTAGGTAAGTGCTAGTATAATCAACACCCATTCCACCTCCATTTATTTTATACGCACTACCAGCAGTAGAAACCTTCAGTGTTAAGAGAGGATCCAAGTGTTGTTCAAACACAAAATCAGTTATTGTATTAGTACAAGAAGGTGAACTAAGATTTTCTATTAAATTTAAACTATAGGTTCTTCTTCTTTTAAAAATAACAACAGCTTCATCAGCAGCTGTAACAGAAGAAGATACACCTATTGTATTGGTGGCTGGTGTTAGTGATGAAACTGTTGTCACCGCGTTAGTATCTGGTATTCCAGCGTGTCCAGCTGTTTTTTGTATAATAACTCTATCACCTACTTTAATTCCGGTTATATCATCTAATACAAGTGAACTAACCCCATCTCTAGCTCCATTTAGTTTAGTTTTCTTAATCACACTGCTAGGGAATTTTTGGGTAAACGAGTGACCACCACTAGAATCAATAACACCTTCAATTATGCTCCTCGTATTTCCATACTCATCAACACGACTTGTAGATATTCTAGAATCTATTATGGATTTATCTAACACTCTTTGTCTAACTCTCGCTTTAGTTCCGTCTTCACTATAGCTTTCATTTTCTAGATCATAAATATTTTCATCAACACTAATAGCAAAACTTGATCCAGGTGTACCGGATATTTTTATGATTTTACCTGCACCACTATCTGCAATAATTGTTCCACCAACAGATACTTGTCCTATACAGTGCGTTCTAATAGGTATATCTATAGCCTTGTGATTTAAGTTAGCACTCAATCCGTCACTATGTGTGATATCTTTTAAATTATTATAAACTAAATTATATTCACATAATGTTTTCTTATTATTAGTTTTTTCAACATTAGTTAATACTAACTTTATAAAGTCCTCAGAGTCTACATTTAAATGTCTTAATTTAGAGTATGTATTTAAACGTGGAAATGATGGTAAATACTTTCCATCACCAGCTTCAACTTTAACTTTAGCTACAACAGTTGGTTCATTCTTTTTAAACTTACCAGATATTTTATATACCGTTCTTTCTCCAGGATTGTAACTGTAATTGTTAATTGGGAAACCACCATCTAACACTTCTTGAGTTATAGTTGCATTATCTATCGCTGTAATTGTTTCTGTTGCGCTATTAGAACTACTACTAATTAAATTAAATCCCCCATCACTATAAGCTGGCATTCCTTGTGGGTTTGTTTCAACCCACTTAGCATCTCCATTGATGTCAATTTTAATTTTATGGTCTTCAGGTGGCATTGAAAAGTTATCTTTTAATCTAACCCAAACAAGAACTACATTGTCCCCTGGAGGAGTGTCAGTGTTAAAGTTTTGAGTATCAAACCAATTCGAAATACCAATATAACCTACTTCTGGATCCCATTTTTCATACATGTTTTGTCTAGCCGCAGTGTTCCATGTTGTTGCTGGAGCGTAACTTTGTATTTGATTATAGAACCACGTGCTGTTATCAGATATATTTAATGAAGATCCTAAATGATATACTTTATCTACTCTAGAATTAGCATTTTGAGGTATCGTTGTTAAATGTCGAAATAAATTAAATATCGTATCAGAACTTTGATAAACCGATTGATCACAATACTCAAGTCCACTAATAATATTGTTAGCAGCATTAAATCCACCCTCGGTAAAACTTTCAGGATTTATTCCGTTTTGATTAATATCGCAGCAAACACACCAGTTGTTATTATCTGGAAGTGCTAAAATAGATCCAATCGTATTACCATTACTACTTAGATCAAGAGTATCTATATATAATGAAAACTGTTGAATATCGTGCGCTGCACTAAGTGATTTATGTAATAGATTTAATCTTACAAACTCTCCATTATCTTCATTACCAAGACCTATAGCTTCGTTTGTAGCTGTATATGTTCCACCACTTACATCAACATTATTAGCAAGACTATCAATACCCGCAGCACCACTAAGATTATTCATAAACAAGCTGATATCTATACCAGTATTATTTGTTGGAGCTTCACTTATAGAGAAATCTCTAGAGTCTACAGCCCAATATCCATTAGTCGACCCATTAGGACCGCTTAAATTTCTATTTGGTTGTATAACTATCAGAAATGTATTAGGTAGGGTGTGGGTTCCAGCTGGTACGTTAGGTGGGTAGGGGGAATCCTGCCAATATTCAATTGACTTATGATTTGTTATTATACAATGTTCTAATGCTGTTGCCATAATTATTTTTTATTCTGAAATTATACCTTCATCTTCGTCGAAGTTGTCATATATATATTGTCCCTGGTTTTGATCGTCCCAATCATCATCAACTACTTCAAATATAAAAGGTTCGTTCTCTAATATTTGTTCTTGAGTAAATGCAAAACTAGGTGAACCTATTCCCTGAACAGTAAATTCATCTTCATCTAAATTATATTGGTTCGTTAGAATACCAGATATTCTATTAAACCATTTATTTTCTTTATTTATAAATTCAGGAACTTGACCATGATCTAGATCAGTAAAAATTCTTGGTACCCACCAACCTCTCTCTGACGTTAAATTATAGTATTGTTCATCTTCTGTATTTTCTACTATTCTTGCTTGAGAACCTTCATAGTTCATAGTTTTAAAAGATTTAATATCACCGGGGTTAGCATTAAACATTACAGTTATGCTAGAATTTGCTGAACCATACGTGTAGAAACTATTATATGGTTTTGTGTTTCCATATTGATCCCTTGACTTGTAGTGTTCATATATCTCACTGTTTTTAGCTGTTAAATATTTACCACTAACAGATTTTCCAGATTGAGGTATAAATGATTTAAAACTAACCCAACCTTTAGATCCTTCATTGAAAGAAATAGTTTTATCAATAAACGGGTTGTCGTTAGGTAATTCTTTTTTCATTGTTAAGTTATATTCACCATTAACAGTGTCAAACGTACCCAATAGTAAATTACGTTGCTTTAAGTTATCTCTAAACCATGTTTTCATTCCAACATTAGATATTGGAGTTAATCCGTCCATAGACAATCTAAGAACTGCTCCTCTCTGCATGTCTGCGAAATATATTCTAAACTGATCCCAAGCTAGTGACTCTGGATTTTTAGATATACCATAGTCACCAGAAAATGGCGTGGCTGTACCAAGAACTCTATTTGTAGCTGTTAATTGTGGATTACCATCAGCATTATATAATGCGTCTTTATTTGCTAAAACCTTTAGTACTTTATCCTCTGTTAATACCACTATGTCAGTATCTCTAGTTTTTAAAGCTTGAATTGAACCATATGCTGGATTTAAATCTTTAGTAATCTTTTCAGCCATATTAAACTCATTCAAATCATTTACTCCTGAAGTTGAATTATATAAACCAGAGTAAATCATTCCACTGGATTTGTCTTCCTTTTTATATCCAGTAAAAGTAGAAGATACTTTAATTCCATTATCTATTTGTGGGGCATTGAAATCATCTCTTATTCTATCTGATTCCACACCATTACCAAAAGAATAACAATTATGCCAACCGAGTGTTATTGGATATTTCCAAACCTCAGGATCTATAGCGTAATATCCTGTTCTTTCATATCCAACATTAATTGCTACGACATCACCAGGACTTAAAACACCTTGAGTTAAAGGATCATTATCTAACCTTATTCCCCCGTCAGTTAATTGTACTCCATTAACTGTATCTCCAGGATTATAAAAGTTTGTTATATTAGTTGCGTTTGGTAAAATAGATTCAGAGTCAATTGTTTGTCCCGCTTGATTCACCACTTTCGTTCCTATTGCCTCTTCATTACTATAATATATATTTTCAAATTGAGTCATATTTGGCACTGTATTTTCTATAGGTTCGAGTACGTGATATATAGCTTGTCCGGGATTAGAGTTAGCTGGTGGATTCCAAATAAATAACGCGTCGTACATGGGTGCTTGGTAAAACCAATAATTTTCAGTTGGCAACACCTGCGGAAATGATAGTGCATATATATTTAAAACTTCACTTCTAGTTATTGTACCATCTGGATGATGAAAAGACATTGCGTGTCCAGGTAGAATATTCCATCTATGTCTAATATTATCGCCTCCTGGATTTTCTTGTCTTATCCTAAGTATTGGCACTCTATCAGCCCAGTATATTTGCTCAACCCAAACAGTGTCAACTGGCACTGAATAACCTGTTGCATCCATATTTGATAGTGGAATCTCCGGTCCATTTATATATGATTGCAAACCAATTTGTGTTCCTATTGGTATATAATCATATATATTATTTTCATTTAATACTGTTGGTACAGCATTAGAAGCTTCATAATATAAATCTAATCCAACATCTTCTTTGGGTTCCGTTTCCCAACAAGCTCCAGTTTGTGTGTATTCTGAACCATATCCAGCGTTTGATTCTGGTTCCATAACCAACTGTATTCTTAACATTTCATCTTCCACTGCTCGTCCATCTACTGGCATTTGTCCTCTTGGATCAAATTCATTAGGATCTAACCCCTCTGTTAATACGGTAACACCCTCTATGTTAACATACCTAAAACTTATCCGTCTAGTATGACGTCTACATACGTTATTTGGTGGATTATATGTGAAAGAAGCAGGTGATCCTGATACTCCTGGGACCTCTGATCCACAGTAACTACAATCACCCTGTGCCTCAGCTATTAGATCAGGTATTCCACTAGAGTCCCAGTATGGATAATCATTAGAGAAATTTTTAGCACCAAGTACTTCTATGTTTACTATTTCATAAACCTTCTGTTCGCCATCTAAACTCCATCTAAACCTCGTACCAACTTCAATCATATCACTAAACAACGTTCCACTATTAGAACCTGGAAATGGCATGTTAAATGCGTCAAGATAAGATAATGTCATTCTTGTTAAATGCCCAGGTTCACAATTTGTGCAATCTGGATCATAATCCATTGCTATAGATTTACCATAGTTGTCTTGGTTAGTTCCACCTGCTTCCCATCTTACTCTATAATTTGCTCCATCTAAAAACATAGATCTATTACCTATTATTCCAGAATCTTGAGCAGTGGGAGGTCCAGATATACTCCATATAAAATCATACCAAAACTCCCAAGTTTGTGTTTTTAAGTCACATGACGCAAAGTATTGATCTAGGTCACCTAAACCTGCACCAGGTATGAGACCTGTCCAACCACTAAATGAACTAAATGTGCTTCCTAGAAGTTGTGAATATGATTGTGCCGCATATTGTCCAGATCCAGCTACACCTTCATTCTGGTAAGCTGTTTCTATATATCTAACGTCAAAAGTTCTTATTACTTTCCAATCAGCTGATTCACCAGCCGTGTACAACACGTTGTTTCTTAAATCTGAATCGACTTCTACTTTACAGAAAAATCTTCCATCAAATTGAGGTTTATTTTCAACGATAACTTCTTCAAACTCGACATATAATTTAAATGGTTGATTTGCATTTGACGGATCTGTTATATTTAAACCAGCAGCAAGGAATCTACTCTGAAAGTGTGCTTCTTGCTCCCAAGCTTCATCCCATTCTACATAAACAGCGTTGGGATAGCCTGCAGCTCCTCCACACTCGTCGTCTGGGCCATCACCAGCAGCACCTATCAAATTATACGTATACAGTGTTCTATAAGATGAGTATAGTCTATTTGTGACTTGTTGATCACCTACTAGTGCACTGTCTATTTCTTCAGCACATAATCTCATTCTTATACCACCTTTAACTTCTCGACCAAAAATATTTATCGGTACTGAGGCTCCTGCTGAACCATCTGGAGCAGTAGACACATAAAAATGTATAGCTCTACGCCAATCATCTCGATTTATTATTAAATGTGTCCTGTTCATTAAGTTTTCAGGACCTTCACCTGCAGGGTTATCAAGATCTAGTGAACCCTGGGCACATGACCACATTGTTCCACCAGAAGCAGCAGCCGCGCCACCAGTATTATCTTTATGTATTTCAACTCTACCTAAACTCTTACCGTACGTCTTTATAAAATCTGGTGCGTCGCTTTCAATTGCTATTATTTTATATCTAGCCTTATCTTCTATAGGTTCTTGAGTGTCGTGTTTGTTTTTTAATATCAAATAAGTTTCTTCATCAACTTTATTCCTATCAGCTGATGGGAAAGATAACCAAACGTTAGCGTCGTGTTCATCAGCCCAATACCAGTAATCTAAAATCAAATTATAGTACTCATTAGAAGTTTCTTTAACGTAGTACTTAACATAATCAGCCCATGATGGAGGACCACCTCCCGATCCAGGCCAACTTTGTTGTAGATCAAAAACATTTTTTGTTTGAGCAAACGATTTTGAAATAATAGTATCTCCGGTGACAGTTTCAAAATCACTAGCGTTTGATCCAGTTGTATAACCCGAAGCTATAACTGGGGTTTCTCTACCATACTTGTCACCAAATACCATTCCCCATTTATAATTTCTAATAGACTTAACCGACTTCTCTGGATTTTCTGGGGTTGGAGTATAATAACTATTTAAATTTTGTAATAACTCTACTTTATCAGGAAAGTTATATCCTTGTACGTAATTACCAAAAACCAATCTATTTCCAACTATTTCTTGACCAAGAGCGTATCTTGGTACGTTATCCCACGCTCTCAATGTTTGATTAGCTGGTAAAACTTTATGAATCATTTCAGATGTTATCTGCAGTTGTCCAGTTACAGATTGCGCGTATGTCGGATCATTTCCTAAGTTTTGAGGTAAATCAAACAACTCCCATTCATCATCAACTCCTCTCTTTATTGATTTCACAACATATACATTTGGTGAATCAGTTTTCTTATATAATATATCAACAGCCACCATATCTAATGGTCTATTAGTTGGTACGAAACCTTTTACAATTAATTTTCTAACTATATTAGTCATACCAAGATTATAACCTTTTTTAGGTTTGTAGTCAAACTCTCCCGGTAAAAAAGCTAGTTCAGACCATGGGGAGAAAGATGAATATTCTCCATCCTCATATTTATATCTATAACCAAATCTACCAAATCCTAACTCAAATAAAGGTTTTCTTTTTTCTAGACTAACATCCCACTGATTCGTTTCTGCAGATAGTGGACCAGTTATACTTAATACTGTAGCTAAAATAGCATTACCCGTCGTATTTGGTACCACCCAATCACAGGGATTATTAGGATCTTGTCCCCATTGCTGGTATTGTTGAAATTTTACTTTAATTACTACAGGTTCTAATATATCAGTGTTTACATTAGTTTGAGTTAGAACAACAATATCTCCACTATATAGTTCTGAATCAGTAAAATTCCCATTCCAACCAGCTTCTATAATAACATTTGATCCAATTTCCGCAAAAGTTCCTTGACATTGAATTACAGGATTAGTCCATGGAACCCAATCTATATTAAATGTATTCAATCCATCTCTATCATCTTCATACATTTCTAATGTTGGAGCAGTTCTCGGCGCTCTACGTATAGTAGTTATATGTCTTTCTTTTAAATAACTGTTTGTAGTCCAACCACCTTCAGATGGAACTAGCTGTTGGGTTGGGTTCACTCCTGGTTCGTCACCTACATCCATATAATCTATTATTCCAACGTTGTTTGGATTTTGACAAAACACTTTAGTGTGATGGTCAAATATATTTGATACTGGAATATTAGATGTTATAGCGTTACCATCGGGATCAAGCCCTAGTTGAAAGTTAGATATTTCGTCAGATGTACTTAATTCCGTTCCAGCTTTAGATCTATCAATGTTTACTTTTTTGGGTTCTGTTGAATTATCTGTCCAAAATAATAAATTATCTATTATATTTACACCAGTTATTACATTATCTCTTGAAAAATTTAAAACTCTCTCATCTAGAAACCAAATAAGAGCGTTATTATCCTCCCATGTTGAAACAGCTGCGTTTGAAAGTGGAACACTAAATGTTAATCTAACACCTCCAGCAAGATATGCGGGTGATGACACCGACTGAACTATTGGTTGACCAAAATTATTTCCATAAGGACCCGGTTGATTTGTTACGGTACTAAAGATGTTAGTTGCTGAATTGAGTACATCAATTCTAATAATCATCCCCGGTCTTATTTTATCTTTATTCACATAACTTGATTGAATGTCTAGTTGCCAAACTGGGTTTTGATCGTCTGCGTTAAGATTGTTATATGTGTCTCCAAACACCTCTTGCCAAGTACTCACTATAGCGTAGTTATCAACAACGACAGGTAGCGTTGTACCATCTACATGTTGTTCTATTATAGCGTCTATAAATAATATGTTTGGATCGGTTCTTTGAAAATGTTCAATAAGTACTTCATTTCGGTAATCAATTAAACTAGACGCAAAAAAGAAATATACTTTATCTGTTTTTTCATCTGCAATACTTGCTACAACCGTTTGTTTAAATCTTTCTTCACTTAAATAACTAGGATGATGAGGAGTGTAGTCAGCAAAAGAACCACCAATAGCTGTATTACCCTGTATATTCTGAGCAGTACCAATATCATCACCGTCAGATGTTCTCACCTGAACGTTTATCGCGTCTCTATATTCGCCATTGGGAACAAGTCTCTCATCGAGATCTTTGTTCATTTTCCCAGCTTGAAAAGTATGTTTTATTTCTGGCATAATATTACTTTATTTGCTTACTCATTCCTTTAAGAACCTGAGTGAATTCTTCTATTTTAATATTAGATAATCTAATTTTTGCTTTCCTAGTTTCAGCAAACTTTTCCTTTTTAAATCTTTGCACTAACATCTCTGGAACATTTGATCGAGTTGATAGTATACCATAAGCTATCCATTTATAACAAGCTTCCTCAGCAAACTTATGAACAACCATTTCTCCGTCAGTACCTAAACCATCACTAATATATTTTAAGGTAATAGTTTCCCCCGCTAGAGTAGATCCAAAATGTATATAACCCATTCTTTGATCTATAAAGAAAGTTCCGTTAGATTGAACGTGTTGCGGATCTAATCCATATCTTCTACCTTTGTAGTCCCAATCTATATCAACAGAATCGTCAGTGTAGATGTCCGCTTGTGTTTGATCTTGATATTTAGTCCACGTATCACTTTCAAATGATGTGGTACCTTGTTCTACCAATGTATCATCAACCGCATCCATATCAGTATCTTCGAATTGATAAACACCGTTACTATCTTGCTCTATAGCAAATGGATTTGAAGTTTTACCAGTTGGATATAATACTCTCTCTATACCATCACTACCAACTCTAACTATCTTCACATAATTAACATAGTCTTGCGGTAGAGGCATTCTAAGAGTATTTGGTACCTCTATCTCATGAGACTTAACAGAACGAAATACATCGTAGGATAATTCCTGTATAGCTCTCATCGCATTAAATTGAACGTCTGTTCTACTAACCTTTGGAATTATTTTACCTTCTCCAACATAATTAACCATAAAAGCATTTATGATGTTATCCATAGTGGTGAATTGATAGTCACCCTTTGGAGAACTACTGTACCATTGATATTGAGTTTGATTGTCTAATAATCCCATAATTACCGTTTATTTTGTTCTGATTTTATTAATTGAGAATTCATTAATGCGGTTTGTTGTAGATCTGGTTTCTGTATAGTAATACCAGCGTATTCTAATATTTTAGCGACAAGTAATTCTTGTTCACTACTATGTAGTTCAAAATTGGTACTTGTTCCAGCGTTGAATAATGCTTTACCGTTAACAACAACATAATTCCAATTTGGAGTTGTGTTTGGACGACGCCAGTAATTAATAATAAAATCAGTTGCTACGGTTAGTGTTGGATAGAAGTCTAAAACACTATTTACTCCTTTTACGTATGTTGGTCTTTTAGTTGTTGCTTGAGTTAAAGGATTGTTCTGTGCGTGTAACGCTTCTTTTCTACTTAGTTCGGTGACTTCTCCTTCATTGGTATACATTATATCTAACTTGTAAAAATCAGTTGGAAGTGTTAATGATGAAACACCTATAGCTAAAGATGATGTTGTTGTAGTATAGAATTCATTCATTTTTTCTTCTAGCAAATCTAATTCATCTCCCATAGGTAATTGCTCATTATGCAATTTACGTTTATCTGAGTTAAAATAACTTTCAAATATATTGTCTTGAGCCTCTGAAGCTAATAAGTTAAATTCTTGAGGTGTTATATAACCTCTTTGTTCTTTATTAGCTAAAGCTAAAACCTTTTGATATACTGTATCTACACTTACCATTATTATTTATACTTATAAGGAAATTGATTATTTAACCATTGTTTTCTTTTGTCGCATCCACAATCCTTGAAACCGACTGCTCTTGAAGCTATTTCAGTTAATGATTTTAATCCAGTTGCCTTTGTTATTTTTTCTATTGAATCTCCTAATCCTTTTGATCGTTCCATATTATAATATATTTTACTTTATTATAGTTACATATTAAAGCAAAAGGTTAGCATTTAAATAAAAATAGCCACTCCTTTCGGGTGGCTATTTCTACTAGTTTAAAAGATTATTAATTTAATCTTTTCTCTATATTTGAGTATATCTCCATTCCTTCATCAGTTTTAAACCAAGCAGCTAATGCTGAGTATGGGTGTTCATCAAATGGAACTGTCATCAACTTCCTATCATTAGAACCCCAACTAAATGTTCTTTGATCTGACGATAATTTTAATATCCCCATTTCTGTAGCTTTAATACCAAAGTTTCTAAGTACAACGTTTTCATCATTAGCTAATTCTAAGAATAATCCAGGATTTCTCTTAGCATATAGTAATAAATCTCTTTTAAGTTCCTTAGAACTCATGTTATTAACTTTAGATCCAATCTCTACTCTCATAACTGCTTCAGCCATATCTATATCTAGAGCTTGAGCTGTATTAAGCGCTTCTATTTCTAATTCAATCATGTCAACTTGATTAGCAGCTTGAACAACTGGTTTTTCTTCATAGAAAATAACATTTCTTGAAGGGTGATATAATGATAAAAATTTCTGTAATACAGTTTTTTCTTTTTGAACAATTAATAGACCATTTCTAAAAATAATATGTTCTAGTCTTTGATCTCCTTTCATCTCATCTACAAATACTGTTCTTTGGTTTTGACAATACTTAAGTTCTCTTTCATAACCCTTTTCCTCATCAAAATAGTAAATACCCGCAGATTTAATCATTCTAGACAAAGGTCTCTTATTACCTTTTAATCTATATATTCTATCTTTTATCTCCCAACCATCTTCAGCTTTCTTGTAAGTTGGTTCTGTTCTTTTTGGTTTTTTTATTTCAACCTCCACTTTTGGAGTTTCAATTACCGGTGTTTCCATAACAACCGTTTCTTCAGTTGTAGTTTCTTCTACAACTTCTTTCTTTTTCTTTGCCATAATATAATATAATAAAAATTAATAAAAATAAAAGAGAGTGGAGATTATGCTCCACCCTCTTTTAAAATAATGAGTGCTTAGTTCATTAACATAAAGTTGTTAGCACCTTGAGTAACTAAACATCTTTCAGAAAGCATGTGAATTTGCATCGCATCAAGCGCTGATGTAGAAGCACCTACAGAACCAGTAACCCAAGTTTTCATTTTTCGGTTATCAGTAGCAGAAGCTCTATATCTAACGTGTAAGAATGGACGTTTCAAGTTTTTCCCTAAAGATTGATCGTAAACTGAAGATGTACCAGCTGGAACAATAACACCTCTAATAGCAGCAGTAGTAGCAGCGTCATTAATTCCACCTCTTGTAGCTTTGTCATTTAAGTATCTAAAGTCAGACTTGTAGAAGTCATAAGAACCTCTTCTAAATCCTGAGAAACCTAAATTTAATGCCATATCTTCGTCGTTGTCAAATACTCCATAAGAAGTACCTCCAGCTCCGTAAGAATTCATTGAAGCAAGCATGTCATCTACAGCAAGAGACGTAGCTCTATTTATAAACATCATATTTTCTTCAATAGCACCTTGATTATCAAATTCAGCTAAGATAGCGTCAAATTCAGCTAAATCAGTTGCAGCGTTAACACCAGTGATACCTGAAGTCATATTACCTCTTGCCTCAATAGCAGCGAATAAACCTTCAGTACCAGAACCACCAGCACCAGAATCTGCAGCACCTCTAATTTGCTTATCAGCGAAACCAATGATAGAATTAGCGTCTGTTTTTTCAGCTTCTAGCATTGCCATCTCTAAGTAATCAGTAAATCTAGCTCTAGTGTCACCTTCAGCTTTCAAATACCAAAGATAACCATTTTGTCCTTCTTCACCAGAAACTTCAACCCAACCAATTTGAGAAGCGTCAGATCCAGAAACTTCGTAGTAATCTTTCATAATAATTGGTTTATTACTAAAAGATTTGAACGTAGGTTCTAAAGCTGTTCTTCTTTCCGCATTCCACGTACCAGTAATATCAGAGTAAGATTGTCCTTTACCAAATTCAGAACCAATAACTAATAATGTCGCAGCACTTGCAGTTTCAGAATGACTAGTTAAAACAGTTTCGTCATAAGCTTCTAAAGATACTTTATCTCCAGCTGGAGTTTCTACCACTAAACATTTTGAAACTTTTCCAGCACTTGCTAAAAGTACCATATCGTTTACTCTAATACCGTGATTATCTGGATTAAATCCATCCGCTAAAATATTACCATCAATATCAGATACTACTTGAAAAGTACCATTAGTATCACCATCTAAATCTATAGTACCTACATATGATAAATGTAATCTTGATTGTTCAGACCATATGACTTGATCGGCCGCCATAGCCTCTTCAGCACCTACTTGAGCAAGAAAACCTGAAATTGTTCTTTGACCGAACACTTCAGCTTCTTTCTCCATTAGGTCTGGTAAATATTGTTGAGCCCAACCAGCAGTGGTTTGGTCTCTAAAATCGATGTAATTCGAAGCTAGTGCTTGTTGCTGTGAAGCTGCCACACTATTCAAATTACCACTCGCAGTAATTGCCATAATATATTTTTTTTAAATTGTTATTTTTTCTTTTTAATTTTAAATTTGAAATCATCAACAGAATCACCTAAAACCCTATACTTAATACCACCAGTATTAACTTCACCATGTGATTTTCTAGGTTCCATGTTTATATTCTTATCTTTCGCAACTCTATCTTTAATAGCGTCAGCTCTCCCTTGTTCATAAAAATGTTTAGCGACAGCATCAGCATTCATTGCAGTAAATAAAGATTTATGGTAACCCTTAGCGTCTTTTATAGTTGAATCTTCACCGACAAACTTGCCGATAAAATTATTAATATCGCTTTGAGTCTCTTTAATCTCATTTGTATCTTTAACATTGAATCTAAATTTTTTGTCTCCAACTTGATAATCAAAACCTTTGAAATCTTCATTAAAAACTTTATTAGTTCTTTCGTTAAAAATACTTTTACTTCTTTCAGATAATTTTTTCTTCTCTTCAGATTCCTTGTTATATCTATTAAAGAAATCAATAGCTTTTTGTTGTTCTTCGGTCAACTTTGACCCAGCCTTGATATCTTCATAGTATTTAGACTTTTGCCTGTCTAAGTGGGCTCTAGCCTCGGCAACTTGCTCTTTGAGGGCTATTTTTTTCATTCGTATAGTTCTCTCATCATCCGCATCCTCATCTACACCGAAAGAATCTTCTAATAAAAAATTTCTTTCTTCTGGTGATAAATGGGATTTTGTAGCGCGATAATATTCATCCAATACTTCAGAGTCATCCATGCTTTCAATGTCTCTGTTTAATTGTACGTAGTCGCTTAAATCACCACCTGTCTCATCCATGAAATTCATGAGCTTTTGTATATTTTCAGGTATTGGTGTCCCAGTTTCTTCTGCTTCAGTTATAGCTTCTTCTATTTGTGTTTCAACCTCACTAATAGTATCATCATCTACACTGATCTCTTCTAATACAGGTATGTCTTGTTTTTCCTCGACAACCTCATTTTCAGTAGATTCTGGCTTCTCATCGACTACGTCCACCTTTTGTTCTTCAACGGGTTGTTGCTCAACCTTTTCGTTTTCACTTGGTGGTGGTGGTGGTGGTTTACTTAAATCAACTCTAGCTACACTATCGTCTCCAGCTGTTTCAAATTTAGATTTAAACCTACCTTGATTATCTCTTGGTTGTTCAACTGTTTTTTCAGGTTGACTAACCGGTTGTTCAGTCACCTCTTGAACAACATTTTCTTTTTCTTCTGCCATAATAAAATTTTATAAAATATTAAATATTAGGGTGTAAACCTATCAAGATCCACTCCCCCTGTAATTATATCATTACCTGATGATTCAAATCTTTTAAGTGAATCACCCTGTTTTCTTTGATCTATCATATCTCTTTGATGCATTGCTTGTCTATCAATTCTATCATCTTTTCTATCTTCTTTCATAACATTCAATTGATTATTGACTGATCGTTCTTCTTTTTTAAGTTTAGAATTTAATTCAAATTCATAAGCCATTAGATCTTTTTTAACTTGAGCTTCCTGCTGTAAGTATTGAATTTTCAATTCATTTTTAGTTCTTTCAAGCTGCGCGTTAGACTCTGTTATAGCTTGATTCTTTTGAACCTCAGCTTGTGAAGCAACTTGTTGAGCTTGAGCATTAGCGTCTGATTGAGCTTTTATATTATCTTGTTGTAACTTTTGATCTCTCTCAATTTTCTTTTTTCTTTTTACTTTAAGTAATTGATTAGCTAGTTTCACATTTCTAACCTCTCTAAGATCAATCGCGTCATCTAAATCAATAGTTTGTTGAGATAAAGCAGCTTGGATATTATTCTCTAGTATTTGTTTTTCTTCTTCATCTGGTAACAACTCTATAAATATACCAAAGTCATAAAGATATAAATCTTTAAGTTCTTCTAATGTTGCTACATTATGAGCACCAATAGCTCTTATGAAAGCGTCTCTTGTTGGAGAATATTCTATAATATCAGATATTCTTAGGGATAAACATTCTGCCGCCTCAGCTGTTAAATACAACATTGATTGCAACACGTGCCTTGTTGCTGTATTCGAATTAGCTGCCGCTAATTTTTGAACACCGACTAAAGAATTTGCGTCAGGCATACTACCATCTCTAGCTTCATTTAATCCAGTTACATCTCTTATCATCTGTAAATAATAGTTGTAAGTTGAAATTAAACTTTGTATTTTATTACCTCCAGCTCCGTTCTGTATTTGTTGAATTGGTATTTTACCAGGATTAGGATCTCCCTCTGACGTCCAACTCCTACCAATAACACTACCAGTTTGGAAGAACATGTTTAAAGCTTCTTGTGGATTGTAGTTCGTCCCGTTTCCTAAATCAATTTCAGCAAGTCCATCAGCGTCAAGATATACACCATCAGGTACCATTCTAGACATCACTTGTTGTAACTTTAAATGTGTCAACTGAATCATATCAGCAAAACCAGTTATTCTACTAACTAAAGATTCAATCCTACCTTCGTACATTCTTGGAGCTACTACTTGATAACTCATCTTTACTTTACTGAAATCAGATTGACTCCTCATCATATTTGGAGCCATTCTCCATCTCAACAATTTATTACATCCAATTACATAAACGCCTTCATATAAACATTCTACAACTCTTTCTAATTTACTAAAATCTCCTTCCTTATCTTTAGGTGGATTAAATGTGTCGTCTTTTTGAATTATCTTATCCGCTCCAGTTCCAGTTGTTTTTAATTTATAAACATCATTAGCATGAGTCTTATAATTAAAATATAATACCTCTACTTTATTCTTGTCTGCTGTTCTTTTATAAGAGTATTCGTAAGAACCTTTATACTCAGTTATTTCTTTTATTTCATGTTCACTTAAATCAGGAAATTCTTTAACCAACTCATTTATTGGAATTTCTTTAACTTCTCCAATGTAATATAAATCATCGAAGTAAGGTGATTCTGTATAGGAATATATTATATTAGCTGGATCAACATATTGAACTCTAGCTCCATCGCTCCAATCGAATGTTGTTTTAGTTGCACCTATTCCTATTGTAGTTAAATCATATAAACATCTTCTTCTAACAAGATCATACCTGCTACCTTCCATTAAAACATTTATAGCTTGCTCTTCAGCTATTTCCACAGCCTGCTTATAATCTAACTGCATGTGAAGTTGTAACTCCTCTTCGCTATCTGGTAATTTTTCTTTATCGTTCTCGTATAATTCAATACCAAAATTAGCTTTCGCTAAATCATTATATTCTCTAGAAGCCATATCTCTAAGCATAGATTCCATATACTCAGTTCTTTTACTAACTCCAAATGCGTCTTGAGAAAAAGCATTTATTTCATAAGATCTTTGAGCCATACCGTTAACAACGATATCCACAAACTTAGAGATTATTGGAACAGGTGTCCAATCTAAATTGAGATAAGATAAATCACCATTTATTGATAATTCATTTTTATATTTTTGGATCGATTGTTCTCCTCTAGCGTACAATCTTAATTGATGAAAGTTTCTTCTGTTGCTTTCAAATTTATTAGTTGAACTAGAAAACCATTCATATTTTATAGCTTTAGCTACCTGCAAGCCATAATCATGACTCATTTTTTCTAAATCACTAACTGCTTGTGATGGAAAATTTATAATAGACTCTATCATATCTCCTGTTTAATTATTCTTGATGAAATTCCTTTGTTATTATATTTTGATATATTTAGGTTTAATGAGGTTTTTTCCTTATTTGGATTTGGTTTATACAGATGTCTATTGCAAGCCATTACTGCTAAACCAGAACTTATTGACGCATCGTGTTTTGTTCTTTTGTTTATATCAAACTTAGACCAATCATTTAATGTTTCATTAAAATACATGGTACCATAAGTGCCGTCACTTAATAATCCAACGTGGTCATTTATGTACATTTCAATTGCTGCCGCGTGTGCCTGTTTTATATCCTCACTAGAGTTAGGTATTCCACCAATTTCTCTTTCTGCAACTGATAACTTATTCCAAACCTTATCCGGTCTATTCATACTAAATCCTCTATATCCTCTTCTTCGTAAGTAATATAGAAGTCTAGGTTTATTATTCTCTGCTAGTAATGGCATTCCATAAAACACTAGTGCCATCAAAACATCTTCAAAAAATATCTCAGCAGTTTGTGGTCTAGCTATGTATTCTAAGAAGAATGTATTAGCTGGAGCGTCTTCCATTGAAAACTTTGTTAATCCGTGTAAAGCACCCTTAGATCCTTTACCATCTACTGTTCCCGATATGTCATACGAGTCACAACCAAACGCACCCATATGTTCATTACCTGGATATTTTACGCCATTTTTTATTATAACGTTATTCTGTGAGGTTCTACTTGGAATCCAACTAACTCTAAATCTTCCATTTGGATCTGGATTAAAAGTTACTTGAGTATCTTTAACTCCGTTTGTCCATTGAAAATTACCAGTGGTTAATACTGATGAATTCCTATTTCCCTCATTATAGTCTATTTGTTCGTATATCTTTACTAAGTTAAATAAACTATTACCTGTTTCATCTCTAAATGCATGTTCTTCAGTTCTTGGGAATTGTCGATAAAATTCATTTAAAGCGTCTTGGTCATCTTTTAATCCATCAGCTTCATTATTCCAATGATCTATAACACCGCAATCAATCTCCAATCCATGTGGATCAAATGTTTCTTCTTTAGGAGTGTTAAACACGGGTTGTCCATATTCATCAATAAATCCTTCGTAGTTCCATTCCATAGGAATAAATAAAGAATATAATCCTGATTTAGTTTGTCCATTACGATTTCTTTTCGTAACATCTGAATCATTATATAGATTCTTAAAATTATCACCTCCTTTATCTAACGCATTAGAAGTTGACCCCATCATGCATTTACCTATAATTCTACTACCTAATCGTAAACAAGTTTTTGTAACTCTCCAGTTATTTTTTATATTATCAGGTCTCTCCCATTTACCACTTTCATCATGCACTAACAAAGAAAGTTTTTCTCCGTCATAACTATTATCACCTGTATTCTTCCAATCAATAGTTGTATCTAGTCCTTCCATATCGTCCTGCTCTTCTCGTTCCCTCATTTTCTTTCGAGTAAACTTTTTAGCAGGAACTCTATATGCTAACTCTGATTTTGGACGATCCATACCATCTTGTATTGGTTTGAAGAAGAATGGATAGTTTAAACTAATTGGCACCACTTTATCTGTGAACATCTTTTTCGCATCAGCACCAGTTTTAGATAGTATACCAAATCTACTATCACTCGCTAATGTAGCTAAATTAACGGTTTCAGCTGAACTCATAAATGAAAAACCAGAACGTCTATTTTTTAAATAACACATTCCATAACATCTTTTATCAGCTTTACAAGCCTCCCAGAATATAAAGAACAATCTATTAGCTTCTCTAAAATCAGGAGCTCCAACATCAATTTTACTCCATTGTAAATACATGTAATGTGTACCAGTTAAATATGTTGGTTTACCATTATTCATAAACCAAAATCCTTCTTCTCTTCTTTTAAACTCCTCGTCTATATATCCATAATGTTTTTCTTTAAAATCATCTGGATATCCTTGCCAGTCAAATACTGTTTTTATTCTTTTGAAATCAGGGTTAGCAGGGAACTGTCTCCATTTCTGCTCTGATTTATTTTTACTACAAGAATAAACTTCTTTTGGTTCTTTTGGAAGTGCTATTTTAAAACCTTGAATTTCAAGTATCTCACCTATCATTCCAGTTTTAGATATAACTACAATATCGTTTTCTTTATTATAGCCATACTTCCACTTTTTAGATTTATTCAATCTATTTAAAGTGTTTGACTTTATTGGTTCTACAACCTTATATAATGTTTGTTCGTACATTATTTAGATCTCCCTTCTGCGAATCCTTTAAAAACGTTTTTCTTCTCTTCTTCTATCGGTTTTCCCTCCAACATATTTTCCTCCTCATGGATTCTGTTTAATATCTCAAAAGCGTCGAATATAGCTAGTTTTTTAGTAGCGGCAGCATTCTTTAATCTGTCTGCTGATATATCTTCGTCTGAATCAACTATTTCTTCTCTAGCAACTTTAATTAGTTCTTCAACTGCTTTGTGCCCAGCTTGGATTATATTCTTCTTCGTTTCCTTGATATTCATATTTAATTGTAATAAATTGATTCATAATTCTATATAACCTCTCACCATCAATAAAATCTTCACATTGTTTTTTAGGAACAAATCCAACCAATTCCCCTTCTTTGAAAGATCCATCTGAGTATTTAATAATACCAACTAATAATCTTTCGTTTTCCATATTAAATTTATTCGTAGATTTAATTGGTTTTATAAAACTATTCCCTGGTGTTGCTTTCCATATACCTTGTTTGTATAGATATATTTGATCCTCTGAAATAATATATTTACCATCTTCCAAGTAAGATCTACTATTCCTTTCTCTACCCTTCACATCATGCCATCTTCTAAAGACATTATGATGTACTATTACTTCATCACCCACGTTAATAGGTGATGAGAATAATAATGGAGTAGCGATTATCTTTGCTTTCCTATTTACAAAGTGATGATTATATACCTCAGTGTTAATTATAAGTTCTTTATCATTAATTTTTTTAGAATTATTATATCTATCACCAATAGGTGAAATGATAAAATCTTTATAAGCTTTCATTAGTATTCTAAATTATACTCAACTGATATAGCCATGTTTTTATTAAAATCCTTCCAAGGTATAACTATATCTTTTTTTCTAATATAAATAGAGTATTTATCTTCCTCCTCTATTATATCACAGATCTTATGACCTCCATACACTTCCTGTTCAACAGCGTAGTGCATGGAGTCATTTTTATAATCTTTACCTATAGTAATTTTTCTAATTATATTATTTTTCATTACCTTTAGGTTTTTCTATTCCAGGTGTGTTCTCAGGCCAATTAATACTACCATCACTCAAGTTAACATCGTAACTACCGTATTCTTTCATGAGTTTATCCTGTAGCATAGTTACTTCATCTTGAGCTACAGCTAAATCATGCAAGAGAGTATGTTTTTGTAATTCCATTTTACCTATATTGAATTGAGTTCCATTTATTCTATTTACAACTCGTTGTAATTCTTGTAAATGTTCTCCTGATATTTTTTCTACTCTAGGTTTTAATTCAACCTCCTTTTCTTTTGTTTTTGCCATTTTATTTAATTTTATTTAATTATTAATTATTTATGTAGTTATATTTGCTCCGTATTTATATCCTAAATAGTATGTTAGCAACACTCTATCTATTGCTCCAAGAGCTTCTTTGTAAACTAGTATTTCATATATTTTACCTTCAAAACTATTAGAGTCTATTGTTCCGCTAGCACTCACTCGACCACCAACTCCAATGGAAGCTGTTAAACTATCATCGTAGGAAGTTGGAGCAAAGTCACACCAGTTATTTTGAGCGAAAACTCCAGAACCAGGATGGAACACACTTTGTCCAACGTCAGGTAAGTTATTAGTATACACATAACTTCCACCAACATCTATAGATGTCTGCACGTTTATAACACTAACATCACCGGAGTTCCAGTGGTTGTCAGCTTCTGCTGCAGTCACATTATTTGGACTAACAGCACCACCACCTATATTCCATACTGCACGCATATCTTCATCATCTTCTCTTTGAAAAGTAAACGCTACAGTATCACTATCGCTAAATCCAGATGGATCATTATAATACCCAAAGTATGAGAATACATTTTCTAATGTTCCATCATTATCATCATCAAGTGGTTCTCCAACTATAAATATACTTAAGTCTTCAGCTTTCAACACAGTACCACTTAATTGGTCTGTAGCAAGAGCTCCATAAGATGAACCAGTGGATCTACATACTAATCCTTGGGTATTCGATGAGTTATCAAACTTAGCATAAGTATTTCCGTTTGCTCCCCCGGTGTAAAATAATGGTCTATTAGAATCACCCACAGCTCTAACAAAAGAACCTAACATAAGAGCTGTAGCGGGTGCTTTATTTTTACATCTACCTATAGGATCTCCATCTGAAGAAACTTGTGTTGTGTAAGAAGTTCTTTCTTCATACATCTGTGTTACATCAGAAAAATCCCAATGTCCGACTAAATTATCTTGTGGTGGTTCTCCAAATGATACTGAATCTCCACCCCATGCTAAACCTCCAACTAAACCTAATGCCATTACTTAGGAGCTACATAAACTATACACGCTCCAGAATTTAATTCTACTTGATCCCAAAAACCATATATTGTTATACCTCTAGGGAACACGTGAGATGTTGTTACTTGATCGCTGTCTTCACTAGCTTCGTTAGTTGTTTCAAGTGTTGTATAACCATGCCAATCTGTATCTAAAGGATATGGGCCATCAGTTGCAACACAGGACGTGTTATTGATAACACCCATTCCAACACCGCCATCTAATACTTCTAGTTTTTGAAACGTTGTATCTTCTGTTAAGGTTATAGCACAAATATAATACTTAGCTGTTGATCCTGTTAATTGCAATCTTGCTCCATCACCAGTCAAATATGTAGAACCATATTGTCCAAATCCCCAATCTGTTAAATTATCTCTATATGCCATATTATTATATTTTATCTACATAATGTTCTTGCTGTTATAACTCCAGCGCTATCTACTTCTATATTAAAGTACATTGCTGTACCATCGAATATTCTATAATGACCAGATGTGAATGTGTTAGGATTTCTAGCTCGCTTTGATGTGTACATTATATCATTAACAGCAGGTACTGACGCGCTACCATTATGATAATAAGTTACACTAACTGGAGGTGCGCTTCTACAAGTATCACTTGCAGCTCGAGTTGATCCTGCTATAGAGTAGTAATTCCTCGCGTCGTGATATTCTTTAGCTCTTTTTACTATTGTACCTTTATTTCTTCCTCTAGCCTGACCCATGGAAGATGAATTACCTAATGCCATTAGTACCCGAAATAAGCTATTACTGCTCCCTCGTCTAATGTGGCAGCAGTCCATCTACCATATATTGTTACTCCAGCGGGAATTGTAGTTGCGTCAGTTAATTGATCTCCACCAAAACCTTGACCACCATGATTTTCAAAAAAGTAAATAGCAGCTGCAGCGCCACTAGCTAAATTACCAGCTGTAGCTGCTGTTGCTCCTCTGTTTGACTTTTTTGCCACAGTTAAAGTAGTGCCACTTATAGATTTAACTATATATGGATCCGTTAAACTCCTAGGGCACATTGTGCTTTGCTCAACTATCATACCAACCGTAATATTAGCGTCAGCACCAGCTAAAGTTATAACACCAGTTGGGTTAGTACCAGCTCCACCACCAGCGTCATTATGTGCATTTTGAGCGGCACTAACACCAGTTCCGTGAGCAGCGGTAGCTGTGGTCACCCAAGGGCTGTTACCATGTTCGTCTGTTTCTGATATTAAACCAGCGTTATTAAATTCTGTAGTTGCATGCAATGATGTCATTGCTACAATAACCATTCCTTTTGGAGGATAAAAAACAGTAGTACCACTAACAAACATACTACCTAATTGTCCGAAGTCGTAAGCAACTCCTTGTGAATTCATTCCCATAATTTATTTATTATTTTTGTTCTTGATTCTTTTTAGACGATCCGCCGAAAAAGAAATCGACAACCGTGTTAACTTTTGCGCTCATTGCGCCAAATATTGTGGAGATAAAACTTATCTCAAATTCCCCTAAATCCATATCCCCCATTACGAAGACTCTAAACATCATAAAACTTAATCCAAAGTACGCTGCTGTGAATAACGTCGCAAGTACTTTTTGAATGAACGCATCGTCTTTATACATATTTCTAGCGCTCTTTCTGTCTTCGACTTCTTGTTTGAAGGCTTCTGTTTCAGCGTCGAGTAATAGTCTCCTAAGAGCAAGCTTAGCTTCATCTCTTTCTTTGTCTGTCGTAATAACTTTGTCAAGTATTCCTTCTGCATTATCTACTACTTTGCTGAATAAACCACCAATTAAATTTCTTATCATCTCTCATTATCTCTAATCATATCATCGATAGACTTATTCATTACCTTATCGGTGTATGATTTGTTATTAAAAAATATACTCTTTTCTGATGTTGGTATATCCTCTTCACCTAAGAGTATTCTATATATTCTACTTATTAAGTGCGAACACTTAAAGGAGGTTTTGAATACAGAGTATTTGA